GGCGGTGACCGCCACCCCTGGTTCCCAGCGAATTGCCACCGCAGGTAACGCCTCCATCAAGCGCTGGCTTCGGGTGAATGTCACTGGAACTTTCAGTTCTTTTACCTTTGCCGTAATGGCTATAAGAAATATGACGGCAGTAGCCTTTTAGCATCTCCCCAGCGTACGATGCGACATACAGGGGATTGATCCCCTTATCGCTAGGGAGGCCGTACATGTTCAAGCTCCACCTGAATTGGAAGTCCGCCGCCGATTTCACCCGTACCATCCTTGGTGCTGGAACCATGCTCGGCGCGGTGGCTCTCAACAGCGCCCAGCAGCAGGCGATCGTGGGTGTAGTCGGCTCGATCGTCGTCCTCGTCCTGACCTTCGTGAAGCCGAGCCAGAGCGCCTGAGAACGACGCTGAGCCGACGGGAAGAGGGTGTGGGGGTAGATGAACAGGATTCCGCCGAGGATGCCATCTCAGGCGTATCAGACGTACCAGATCCTTGCCCCCACACCCAGCCACTGGCGGGCAGCGACGTGTGCCGAGGTTGAATGCCCTGCCTATCTCCGGGGCTGGACTACGACTCTCGATTTGAGCACCGATCTGGGGCAGGCCCAGCACAACTACATCCTTCGGAATAGCGGTCGACGGTTCTCAGTCATCCGATCTGGACCAAACGGTATCATGGCCGAGTTCACCTTTGAGCCCGGGCAGCGCTGTTTCAAGTCCGCTGACCATCGGCTCAGGCTTGACCGGCCGGAGCTTTACATCGTCCGTGACGGTGATAGCCGAAACCGCACGGGTGGTCTTCGCCAATTCACCGGGCAGAATGCCGCGGGAGATTGGAAAGACCACTTCTCAACTCACCAGGACAGGCTCGCCGAAATCCTTCGGCGTGGTTAGAACGGAGACAGAATGGCCAAGATCACTGGTCTTGCGTGGACCACGCTGAGTGTCGATGACTCGGGGGGTACCCCTCGAGACATCAGGAATGACATCACCAGTTTCAACTTCGCCACACCCCGCGGTGTGCAGGAAGTCACTGGTGTGGACAAGTCGGCGATCGAGCGCCTTCTGCTCCTGGCCGACTTCTCACTCGACCTTACCGGTGTGGTGAACACCGCGGCGACCACGAGCAGCCACGCGGTGCTGAAGACCGTGCCGTCGACCTCAGTGGCTCGTACCACGACCCTGACGGTTGGGGGCGCCACTCTCGTCGGGGAGCTTCTCTTCACTGACTACGGAATTACCCGATCGGACAAGGGTGAACTGACCTGGAAGTCCACAGGCGTACTGGCCGACGGCACTGTGCCAACCTGGTCCTAATTCCATAGGGAGCCAACCATGGGTTACAAGCCGCAAAAGAGGGTATTCAGACTCAAGTTCGCGGATGAGCAATATGAGGGGTTGGAGGTGATGGCCAAATCAGTCTCCACTGGAACATTGCTCGAGTTTCAGGCTTTGGCGGCTGAGGCCCGGCAGGAGACCCCAGGACTCACCTCTAGTTCCAGTAGGGAGGAGATAGCCAGGGCCCTGGCTGCAAACCAGGACATCTCCGGGGGGATCGAGAAGTTCTCGATGCTTGTGGACAAGTTCGCTGGGGTGCTTATCTCGTGGAATGTGGAGGAGGAAGTAGAGCTTTCGGATGGTACTAAGGTGGATCAACCAGTACCTCCTACCCGAGATGGTCTACTTGCTCAGGACCCTGACTTCGTCATGGCTATCATCATGGCTTGGACTGATGCTGTCTCCGGAGTCAACGACCCTTTGCCCGACGCCTCACCCTCTGGCGAGATCTTCCAGGAGCTATCGCTTCCGATGGAAGTCGCGTAACCAAACCCGCAGAGCTGGTGAGGGCAGAATTCATTCTCGGGGCATGTGAGAGATTTGGTTGCCTGCCGAGCCAATTGTATAGGGAGGATGCCGAACTAGTCCAACTAATGATGATTGAGCAACTCGGGACTAAGCAACAAGAAGCTCCAGAGATTCCTGATCAGCCCTGGTAAGGGGTGCCGTGAACGTAGTCGAGATCATCGTCACCTCCAAGAACATGGCGAAAGCGGGGTTCTCTGAGGCTGAGCGGGATGCCTCATCCCTTGGTTCTACCATGACCAAGGTAGGCGGACTTGCCGGAGCCGCTTTGGTCGGCATTGGCGTGGAAGCTGTAAAGATGGGCTCCAGCTTTGAGGCTGAGATGACAAAACTCACCACACAGGCGGGTGTCTCTCAGGGTGAGATGGGGAAGCTCAACTCTGGAGTCCTTAAGCTAGCAGGCTCAGTGGGGGCTGATCCAAACTCTCTTGCTGAATCTCTATTCCATGTGGAATCGAACTTCGAGTCCATGGGGATTAGCTCCGATAAGGCTCTTAGCCTCGTGGCTACAGCGGCAAAAGGGGCGAAAATCGGAGGCGCCGATCTCGTCGACGTCACCAACGCCCTTACCGCCTCGGTTGCCTCGGGTATCCCAGGCGTACAGAATTTTGATCAAGCCATGGGTGCCCTTAACGCCACTGTCGGTGTGGGTGACATGTCTATGTCCGACCTGGCCAAGGCATTCGGTACTGGTGTGGTGGCCTCCGTTAAGGGCTACGGCTTGTCCATCACAGACGTTGGTGCGGCCCTCGCGGTCTTTGGTGACAACAACATCCGAGGGGCTAAGGCTGGTGATAAACTAAGGCTTGCCGTTCAATCCTTGGCCGTGCCCGCTGCTTCAGGTAAAGCCGCTCTCGAAAAGCTGGGCCTTTCTTCTGATACTCTTGCCAAGGACATGCAGACAGGTGGTTTGAACAAAGCCATTACTGACTTGCATGACCGCATGGACAAAATGGGGATCTCGGCAAACCAGCAGGGTCAGATCCTGACCGAGATGTTTGGTAAGAAAGCTGGTGCTGGTATCCAGATCCTTCTCGGCCAATACGATCGCCTAGAGTCTAAATACCCGGCTCTTGCCGAGGGCGCTGGTAACTTCGGGAAAGCCTGGGATGGCACCCAGAAGACCATGAAGCAACAACTGGACGAGGTCGAGGGCTCTTTTAAGGCTTTGATGATCACCATTGGTGAAAAGCTTATCCCGGTGGTAGAGAAGGTCTTGAGTTACTTGGCTAACCATAAGGGGGTCTTTGAGGCCCTCTGTGTTGTGGTTGGTGTTCTCCTTGTCGCGGCTTTCACCGCTTGGGCAGTATCAGTAATTGCCGCAACCTGGGAAATCCTTCTGATCATCGCCGCCATTGCCGCGGTGGTAGTTGGGATCTATGAACTTTACAAGCACTGGGGTACCGTCTGGGACTTCATGAAGCAGGCGGCATCTGACTTCGGTCACTGGATGTGGGATTTCTTTGTCCAATGGCTATTCCACGATGGTCTTGAGGCGGCTTGGAATGCCACTTGGGGAGCTGCAGTCGCAGCTTGGAACTGGGTTAAGCAGGCTGCCTCAGACTTTGGCCATTGGATGTGGGACTTCTTCGTACAATGGCTCTTCAATGATGGCCTTAAGGCTGGCTGGAATGCAGTAGCCAGTTTCTTCGTAGCTACCTGGAATACCGTTCAAGCATTCTTTCTCCTCCAGTGGAATGACCTCAAGGCTGTCTGGAATGCTGTTACTGGGTTCCTTACCCTGGCCTGGAATACTTTCGCCGGGTGGGTTAGGACAGCTTGGAGTACCACCACTGGTTTTATCACCACCACATTCAACGCTGTGGTAGGAGCCTTTAGGACCGCCATTAGCACCATCACCGGTTTCTTTACCGGATTGTGGGGAGCTATCACTGGTGGTGTCAAGGCTGCTGTGGACTTCGTGGGTAGAACACTGGGCGGGATGGTAACCAGTGTCAAGGGTATTGTAGACAAGGTCACTGGGATGATCAATAGTATCCCTGGTGTGGGAGCAGTCAAGGGTCTTCTTGGTTTGGCCACAGGTGGTATTGTCGGGCATGCTGCCGAAGGTGGTGTACGGGGTAACTTTACCCAGATCAATGAGCGCGGTGGTGAGATTGTTTCTCTCCCGACTGGCTCAAAGGTCTACAGCCATGAAGACACCGAGCGGTATATCCAGCAGAACTCGGGCGGTGGAGGGGGCCGGGTTGTTCTGGAGATTCGTTCTTCCGGCTCGGACGTTGATGAGGCCCTTCTGATGATCCTGCGAAGGGCTATCCGAATTCGAGGCGGAGACGCCCAACTTGTTCTCTCTGGAGGCTGATCGTGGCTTTCCCCCAGACACCCCTAGACCTTGAGGTAGATCTGGGGGTTGGGAACACCTATATGGTCTCTGGGTCAGTCCCCAGTCAAGTAAATGTCTTCTGCGGTGGTGGCTGCTGGGCCTATGAAACTGGACTCTTTGACGCGATCACTGGTGACTTTGATCTAAAGATCGACGTTGCAGCCACTGACTGGACACCCCCAGTTGATCAAGTCCTAATAGGGAAGAACCGAAGCTTCGGCCTTGTCACCAACAACCTATCCTGGTACCTGGTCCTTAAGGCAAACGGAACTCTACAACTTACCTGGTCACCCAACGGGACTTTTGCAAGTGCCCGATCGGCTACCTCAACTGTAAGTACTGGATTTACTAACGGCTCTAGGCATAGTGTCCGGGTGACGATGGACGCGGACAATGGCTTCGGTGGTTGCACGGTCACGTTCTACACTTCAAGTGATATCGACAGCGGCCCGTGGACACAGCTGGGTTCTGCTGTAACCTCAGGTGGTACAACCTCTATTGCCATCACGGCAGCAGAGATAGAGATCGGAACTACCAATGATAGTAAACCAGGCTACGCCGTAGGGTTGACTAACTTCATTGGTGGGATCTACGCAGTTGTTCTGTTGAATGGAATTGGTGCTGGCTCAATCATTGCCGCACCTCGGTTTAACCAGCAGGATCCCGGGGTCACCCAGTTTACGGACATTAACGGGACCATCTGGCGTCTCACTGGGGATTCAGTCATTACTCGAGACTACGTGGATATTACGAGCGACGTCAACGAACGCGGGAAGATCCAGATCAAACGTGGTCGCCCGAACGAGACTAGTACCTCGGATCCAACATCGTGTCATCTCGAGTTGGCCAATACTGCAGGGAAGTATAGCCCGAGGAACCCCCTTAGCCCGTATTATGGGGTGCTGAACCGAGCTACCCCAATCAGGGTGGGTGTGGGAGCGGGCTCATCTGTACTCACCATGAAGCAACCGCAATATGACTTTGCCTTCTGCTATGACTCAGCAGGGGTATCTCTCACTGGTGACCAAGATATCCGAGTAGATGTAGATCTCTCTGCTTGGGGAAGTGTCTCCACAACTCTTGCCATGAAGAGTTTCTCTGGGCAATCGAGTTGGCTTTTTCTGGTGGTGAATAATCAGCTACTCTGGCTGTGGAGTTCTGATGGTACTAACACCACAACAGTCACCTCCATCCCGATTCCTCGTCCTAGCCACGGGCGGAAGGCCGTTCGGGTAACTCACGACGTCAACAACGGTGCCGGTGGGAACACCGTTACCTTCTATACCTCGGACTCGATCTCAGGGACTTGGACTCAACTCGGCTCTAGTATTGTAAACTCGGGTACCACATCCATCTTTGACAGTACTTCCGAGATTGTTCTCGGTGGATGGTCAAACCAGGGACCTCCCTTCCGTAAGTTCTACGGTTTCGACATGAAGAACTCTATCGGTGGTAGCTCGGTAGCCAACCCTGATTTCACTCTTGCCGCCGCGGGCTCGAGAATGATTACGGATGGACCCGGTAACCAATGGTTCCTAGCCGGATCTTCTGAGATCACTGACCAAGACTGGCGCTTCTCAGGTGAAGTGTATGAGTGGCCAATCGCTTGGGACAATACGGGGAAGGATGTCTACAGCCAGATTGCCGCGGGTGGAGTTCTAAGACGACTTAACCAGGGGACCTCAAGCCTTCACTCGACTCTCTGGTATGCGATGACTCATAACTCACAGGTCAAAGCCTATTGGCCGTGTGAGGACGACTCAAGCGCCACACAGATGGCCTCAGCGTTGCCTGGTAAGCCCGCAATGACGGTGACAGCTGGCCAGACCCTAGTGAAGTTTGCCTCGGATAGCGGTTTTGCCTGTTCTCAGCCCATCCCTCAATTCAAGTTGAGCTCATGGAGTGGGACAGTTCCCGACTACGACAATAGCCAAAACAATGAGTTCAATGCCTGGTTCCTTGTCCACATCAACACTCCAGTGGCTGCTGATACCCCGCTCATGCGGGTGTGGTGCAACTCCCCTGACACGCCTATCTGGCAACTCTCTGTGGATAACGCGGGCAACCTCAGGCTGATCGCGGTAGGGCCTTTCTTGAATCTCCTCCTGGATACGGGAGCTATAGGCTTCGGGGTCAATGGGCAACACCTCCGAATATCTCTTGAATTGAGGCAAAACGGGGCTAACATCGACTGGGCCTTTCTTACTTACCAGCCAGGGGACCCATCAGGTCTATTCTTCAGTGGGACCCTCAATACAGCCACTCTGGGTAAGTGTGTAAGGTTGGACTTTGGCCAAGATGGTACCCTTGACGATGTCTCACTCGGGCAGGTCTCGGTAAACTGCCCCATCCTCGGACTCTTTAGCTTCAAGCAAGAAACCGTTGCCTGGGTAGGAGAAACAGCAGCGGCTCGTGTTGCCCGGCTATGCAATCAAGAAGGTATAGGCTACGAGGTTACAGGCCTGATTGCTGATACCACACCTATGGGTCCTCAGCGACCAAAAGCTCTCCTCGATTTGCTAAAGGAGTGCGAGACTACTGATGGGGGTATCCTCACGGAGCCTAGGAACTTCGTGGGCTTCTCCTATCGTACTCGAAGCTCAATGTATCGGCAAGGAGAACTAGGCGGCCCAACGGTAACCCTAGACTACTCCTCGGCTCATCTCTCATCCATCAAACCAGTGGATGACGATCAACTTACCAAGAATGATGTAACGGCAAAACGAGAGGATGGGGGCTCGGCAAGGCAGACCCTAGATGATGGATCTTCTCTATCCATTGGGGAAATAGGTCGGTTCTCAACCACCATTACCTCAAATGTCCAGCTGGACTCTCAGCTTGTGGATAAGGCCAACTGGAACCTACACCTAGGTACAGTAGATGAGGCCCGGTACCCATCCATCACAGTGGAACTTGCCCGAAACCCCTTTGTCCAGAGCAGTAGTCTCACCAAGGCCATCCGTAACCTTAATGTCGGAGACAAGATTGTCATCCAGCACATGCCGGCTTGGATGCCACCCGAGGATGTCGAGCAGCTAGCCATTGGGTTTACTGAAACTCTGTGGAATTTCCTCCACACCTTCCAGGTCACCTGTCAACCTGAGAAGCCGTGGCATATTGCGGTATATGACAACACTAACTCGCGGTACAACACCATGGGTTGTGTCCTCGTAGGCCCAGTCAACACGGTCAGCACCTCACTCTCTGTCTTCACTCCATCAGGCCCGGTGTGGACGCATGTAGACGGAGACTTTGACATCAATATCGCAGGTGAACGGATGACCGTGACAGGCGTGTCAGGTGCAGGTGCTCAGCAGACTCTTACCGTGACTAGGTCGGTAAACGGCATTGTTAAGAGCCACCAAGCCAACGAGCCAGTAAACCTGTTCAACCGAGTCTACTACGGAGAGTGAGTAATGGTATTCGCTGGGCAGGAAGTGCGCGTCGGTGATGCCTTCACCTCGTGGACGACCTACACTCCAACTTTCCTGAATGTTACTCTCGGTACAGGAGCCACAGTAACGGGTAAATGGCGTAGAGTCGCTGACTTCATGATTCTCTTGAGGTTTCAGCTAACTCTTGGCACTGGTGGTTCAGTTACCGGGAACCTAGGGGTCACCATACCCGGTGGTTTGTCTGGAGAGGGCACCTTGCGGCAGACCCTGCCAGTATGGGCATTCGACTCCAGTGCCTCTGGATACTACTCAGGTGTGGCCGTCCTCCAGAATGGTGGTGGACCGAACTTCGACAGGTTCGGAGGCCCGAGCAATACCGTGGGATGGAATGGTACCACACCATTCACGTGGGCGTCAGGTGACATTATCCAAGGGCAGGGCTGGGTCGATGTTACAACCTAGGCTCTGATCGGCAACGAGTACACCCGGTCCCCTGCTCGAGGGCAAGGTAATCACCAGCTACCAAGCAAGCCAAGGCTTCTCGAACCAGCCGAGCTTGAGACCGAAGCTGTGGGGGTGTGGGGAATGAAACGAGCCAGAATTCGCCCGCCATCATGCCCCAGCTACGGGCGCCAGCGCGGGCCTGGACTTTCAGGTGTAGACTCGGGGCTTGGACTTGGCGGGCGTGGAAGAGCCCGTGGGGTTGTTGGCCTGAAGCACAGGTGGTTTTCACCACATTGCTGCCCATGGCAACCACCAAACGACCTGGGCGAATCTGGCCAGCCCGGATGAGGTTTGCCACACCAACCCTCGCCTTATGGCGATTGAATCGATCCGTTGAGTACTGAGGGATTAGGTAAGCCAGGTCGAAAATCTGGTCCAACGAATCCAAGTGGAATGCTTCGGGGAGTAAGTTAGTGATCTGTCGACCTGACTTCCCCGAGAAAGGCCGTTTGGTCTCCTGCTCCTCTGATGGACACGCGCCCAAGATGAGGGGTCGCTGGGTGGGGATCAGAGATGGATGGATAGGATCGAGATAGTCAGCATGGCCAGGATCCACAGGACCACTCCTATCAATAGGAGCCAGTCCCCTCGGTTCATCGCCGATAGCCGCCCTCTCTAAGTTCTTCCCCGATCCGTAGCTGGACTCCGACATGGGTCAACATCTCCCTACTGGGGCGGGGTTCGTATTTGAACTCCTCAGGCGGATCTGGTAGCTGGTTTCGACCAAGAACGTGAAAAAGACCAGAGCCGAGGGTTCGATTCCAGTACTCAGTGGGCTTACGACATGCGGAATGCACCCACCAACCGAACTTCTGCCCGAGAGTAAATCCGCCCTTCCTCGTATCGCCTCCGCGAGGGCACTTGCAGAATGAGGACGGTTCTCTCCACACCCCACAGATCTGGGGGCGATTGGTGTCCCGGCCTATCTCATCGTCCGAGGCGTTAAGGTAGGCGAGGTCGATGGCATTCTGCATCGCTGAAGCAGGCATTCCCGCAGGCATGCGGATGAGCCAGAGTTCAGTCCTGGCCACGATTCTCTTCCTCCCATCGGTCGATCTTGTCATCGGTTACGAGTTGAGGCAGCATCGGGGGCTCTCGAACTGCGATAGCATCCCCACTCGGGTAGTAGTAGATGCTGCGGTTCTTCTCCTGGTTGTACTTTACGAGGAAGGTAGGCTGCAGGTGCCAGTACTCGTGCCCCGAGAAGAGATGAGGATACCCGATCTGCTCATTGGGCGGGTTGAGGTGCAAGGGGAGGTTCTTGTCAGGGAATGCGGCTCGGATAGCCTCGTACCTGGTTCGCCAATCATCGTCGGTCATGCTTGGATCATATGACTGGGTTGGGAGAGCGTCAACGTCGCGTCACAGAAATTTCTGTGATTCGGCTATGAAAGTGGCCTTACGCGCGTATGTGTGTGTGAGCGCGTGTGATGAACGAAGTTCTAGCCAATTCACAGAAATTTCTGTGATGGAGGGATCCAACCAGCTGGCTGCAGCCCCAACCTACGCACGTCGTATCGCGACGTCGCGTCATGACACGAATCTCACCGCCATAGAGGATGCCAGCGGCAACGCTGACATGCCTAACGAGCGTTCGAGGGTCATCACACCGGTGAACTATCTCGGCACGTTACAGGCGATTTGAGCTCTTCGCCCTTCCCGCGACAGGGGCGATATAGTGTGACTCACCCCCGAACGACGAATCCCGAGGGTGTGGAGGAGACGCAATGGGCAAGTTCGGCAAGACGACGAGCCATCCACTCAGAGAAGCTCGGCGGGATGCAGCGGACTTTCGCGCAAAGAATCCGCGCCTGAAGAGGACGGGGGAGCCAGCGAATAACGCCAAGTTCTGGCGACCCGAAACGCCGAAGAAGGTCTGACCGATGAGGCAAGTCAACTGGGGCAATGTCAACAAGATACTCCTCACCGATGGGGACTGGTACGAGGTCCGAAATGCCACCATTCAGGTGATGGCTTTTGGTACCGAGGCAGTTACCTGCTTCTTCGCCACACGGGCGGTTGACACTGGGTCACTGATGGTGCCCCTGGAATCCATCCGGGCGTTCATGATCGCGGCCGACCCGGCGAATCCCTCGGGAGAATCACTCCCTCCGCTTCCTCCCGATCATCCCTGGGCGAGGGCCTAATGGCAAAGAGCAACGGCCACGACCTCGAGTGCGGCTGCCCTTCGTGTGTGGAGCTCGACTCCACGGAGAGCACGGATACTCTCCAGTCGCGCCTGACCGACGACCGAAGCCAGGGAACCAGCTCTGCCCACACCGTTCTTCGAGGCCGCGGCAAGCCCACCCACTGACCATCATCTGACCATCATCTGAACCACAGGGAGCCGACCATGGGGTTTTTCAGTGACAAGACCGACTGGGAGAAGAAGACCAACGGACGGGACAAGGAGCCGAGAGTACTAAAGCGCCAGCCTACAGTGACCGAGCAGGTGGTCGTCCAAGTCGAAAGCCAGGGCGGGGCCAAGTTCGATATCTGTGCCAACTGCAAGCACTGGACGGGAAAGCCCGTCACCAACATGACCAGGTGCC